CCCCTCTTCGTTCGATCAATCCGACGCTACAGCGGAGTTTGAACTTATTGAATCTGGACCGTATTCACTTGAACAAATCCCCTTGGTCACGGTCTACGCGAACAAAACCGACACTATGACCAGTCGTCCACCATTGCTGGACATTGCTCATTTAAATCTTGCTCACTTCCAGCGTCAGGCTGATCTAATTCATAGCTTGCATATTGCGAGCCAGCCAATGCTGGTCCTTGAAGGCTGGGATGATCAGACTAAGGATATGGCGATCAGTGTGAACTATGCGATGGCGACACAGCCGGGAAACAAGGTCTATTACGTGGAACCTGCCGCTAGCGCTTTTGAAGCGCAATCTGCGGAAATCCAAGAGTTACAGCAGCAAATGGCGTCATTGGGCCTTAGTACGCTTAGCCAGCAAAAATTTGTAGCGGAATCTGCTGATGCACGACGTTTAGATCGCATCGACACAAATTCAATGTTGGCAATGGTTTCAATGGATTTGGAGTCAGGCTTGCAGAAGTCTTACAACCTAGCTGCTAATTACTTAGGTATTGAGCCACCTCAGGTCAAAATTAGTCGTGACTTCGACCTTCAACGTCTTATCGGGCAAGACATTGCAGCAATGGCTCAGCTGTTTGAAGGCAACATTATTGATCGCGAGGAGTTCCGCGAGATGCTGGTTCAAGGCGAAATTTTGCCTACAGCGGCAGAGTCCCAAGAGAGCGTTACAGTAGGCGAGTAATAGCTTTTGCCGTCATGGGACTGCGTTTTGAGGAGATCAATCCTCCTAAAAAAGAAGACAAGTCTGCAGCTGCCAAAAAGACTGCAACTAAAAAAACAAAGTCTAGTAAAGTAGACGAGTAAATTCACTTCTTACAATGGAAGAACAAGTCATCCAGGAAACGCCTGTGGCGTCGCCTGAACAGCCTGTGGCTGCGACTGAAACTCCTGCTGTCGATGTTTCTGCTTACGAACAGCAAATTCAAACGCTCCAGCAACGTGCTTCTGAAGCTGAAGAAAAGTTTCAAGGCATTAAAGGCAAGTTAGACGAGGTCTACAAAAAACAAGACGATCAACGTAAAAAGACGTTGGAAGATCAAGGTCAATGGAAAGACCTTTGGGAGGAAGCCAACAAAACTGCTCAAGATAAGGAGCAAAAAATTGTTGAGTTGCAACGTCAGCTAGAAGATCTTCGGACTTCTAATGAAACTGCTGCAATGAAAAACTCTGCATTGTCAGCGATTAGTCAGGCTGGAGCAATCAACGCAGAGCAAATGCTGCAACTGGTTCAAAGCAACCTAAAAAAATCTGAGACTGGTGCAGTCAAAGTGCTTGATGGTGGTGTTGAGCAAGATCTTGGTGTTTACCTGGCCAAGTTAAAAAATCCTGGCTCAGGTTTTGAGCATCATTTCAAGCCAAGCACACAAGCTGGAATGGGAGCTAAGCCTTCGGTAGGCACTGCGGGTGCAGCAGGTGTCGCAAATCCTTGGCTAGACGGTAGTATTAACTTAACAAAGCAAATGGCTTTGGAAGCTACTGACCCTGATCTTGCAGCTGTGCTCAAGAGAGAGGCTGGTAAATAGTCCCTGTGGGACACCACTTCGAGTCTGTGACTTGAAACCCGCAAACGTTATCCCTGAATAAGAAATGGCCGCACCATTTCAGAATTATTCCGGCGGTGTCCTTCTAGCGGACATCGTAAAAAGGAATAATCTCAGCACTTATGTGTCTGAGGCTATTAAAGAGCGCAGTCTGTTCATCAAGTCTGGCGCTGTTGTTCGTAACGCTCTTCTCGATTCTCGTGAAGGCGGTACCCGCATTCAAGTCCCTGAGTTCAACCCCGTGTCTCCTACTGAGGAGATTATGAACGGAACTGCAACTTGGGGAACCAGTTCTGCCGGCTATCTGACTCCTCAGAAGATCGGTACTGGCACTCAAATTGCAACCATCTGCCATCGCGGTTTTGCGTATGCCGTAGATGACGTTGCAGTTTTGGCTGCTGGTGAAGATCCAATGCTTCACATTCGCAACCAACTGGCTGATGCCATCAACAAGCTGAACAGCGCACGTCTGTTCTCACAGCTTGCTGGCTTGTTTGGCACTGCTCTGTCTGGCAACGCTCTGGACAAAGGTAAGGCTGCTGCCTCTGGTGGTGCTGAAGCCAACTTCCTGACTGCTGCGACTGTTGCAGAAGCACGTTCCAAACTGGGTGAGCGTGGCGAAGAGCTGGACACTCTGATTGTTCACCCCTCCGTCGCTTACTACCTGTATCAGGTAGGAATGCTGACCTTCTCCACCTCTGCACTTGCTGCTTCTGGCGCGGTGACTTGGGGTGGCGGTGGCGTCGGTATTGGCGCTCGTGAAGTTGGTGAGTTTGCTGGTATGCGTGTGGTTGTTGACTCTGCAGTCAACACTGTCGCTCCTGGCACTTCTGGCCATCAGCGTGAGTTCTACTGCTATCTGGTTAAGTCCGGCACCATCCTTGAAGGTGTGCAGCAAGACCTGCGAATTGAAGCTGATCGCAACGTGCTCTCGAAGCAAGATGTGATTTCAGTGGATTATCACAGCACCTATCACGTGATGGGTACTAAGTGGTCTGATGCTGGTGACAACCCCACCAATGCCAACTTGGCAACGGCTAACAAGTGGGCTGCCACCTATGACATTGATCTGATCCCTATGGTTCAGCTCACTGTTAACAGTCCTCTGGACACCACCACCATCTGATCTTGATCAGAGCAAAGGCCCTACCATTAGGTGGGGCCACCTTATTTTTGCCTTATGGCTGCCACGATCAACGCCACACTCAAAAGCGCGACAGCCAACAGCTATGTGACGTTGGCAGAAGCTGATGCGTATTTTGAAACCGTTCCAAGCAGTACGCAGTGGGACAACAAGCAAGATGACAACAAAAATCGTGCATTGATTTCAGCAACAGGCTGGATTGACACGTTGGTTTTTTACGGTGATCGTTGCGATGCCGATCAAGCATTGAAGTGGCCTCGTAATAATTATCATGTCGATCGCGTCGAATTAACTTGTTCCGCGATTCCAAACGACATCAAAAAGGCTACATATTTACTAGCGTTTGAGCTTGCTAATGACACGGACGCGATTACAGGGACTACCGGCGATAAGGGGTTATACGAAGAGGTCAAACTCGGAGACCTCCAAGTCAAGTACAACACCGATAGCCAAGCTGTTGGAGCTGTCAATAACGTATTCGACGTTTACCCTTGGCTGCAGTCTTATCTTGGCGCTTATTGCCTTGGAGGTTCTGGCTCTTATCAAGTTCGTGTGGTGAGGGGTTGAGATGTCATTAGTAGACAGCACTTTCAAGTCAATTCCAAAAGCGTTGCTGGATGACTGGGGTCAGGACATAACGCTTGTTAAAACAGTGACACCGCGTACTTACGACCCATCAACAGGAGCTGTCACTGGTGCGGATACATCAGTGGTACTAAAAGGATTGATTTCCAATGTGTCTTCTAGGGAAAGCGAGGGGCTTTACCAAACGACTGACATTAAGGTAATTATTGGAGGCGATGAGTTGGGTTCTTATTATCCAACAGAAGCTGATCGCATTCAGTATTCGCAAGCTGGTGTCACAAGGGAAGCCAAGGTTTTAGATGTGTTGAGCTTTAGGGGTGAAGACCCCTTGCTTCACACAATTATTGCGAGGCCACAGTAATGGCAAAAGGCTCAAGTGGCTTTGACAGATTTCGTAGGGATATGGAATCGCTTGCTTTTTTAGGTGCCGTCAAAAGCGCTGAGCGTATTGTTAAAGAACTGCAGGAAGAAGGCCCTAGTTGGACAGGACGTTTTTCAAACTCCTGGCAAATTACAGGCCCTCAAGGTCAGCAAATTAAAGGAGATGGAGGCAGGGGCGAGCCTCGTCCGCTTAAGTTTTCTACCGGGCCATTCACTGGTCCGCAAGCTGTAAGCACTTTAATTCGCACTAAAATGACCAAAGACAAGGTTGTTTTTAAAATATCAAATTTTAGTCAATGGATGGGTTACGCCACTGACCAAGAGCAAGGCGTATTTTATCGTCCAACTGAGAAACCTGAAACACAATTAGGTCTCAGAAAATGGGAAGAATCTGGCCAAAATCGTTCTAAAAAGCCTGGTTACAGATGGGATATTTACGGAGGAGACTCGGGCGAAGCGTCTAGAACGGCTGAAAAAGATTGGTTCACCACCTACAACAACAGCGGTAAGCTAGATAAAGCTGTTGAAATTGAAATGGACATTTCTCTTCGCAAGCTATGAGATACCAAGCCGTTCGTGCTGCTGTCGAATCACCGCTCCAAACGGCATTTGGGGCATTAAGTCCAGCAGTGCCTGTTTTCTTTGACAACATTACTGCCGCTCCAGAGAACTCAACGACAGAGTACGTCAAGGTATCGGTTACTTTTGGATTAACAACCGAGCAGACTCTTGAAGGCAATTTAGATCGTATCCGTGGAAGTGTTGTTATCCGTGTTTACACAGAAAAAGGTAAAGGTCCAGCCAGAAATCAAACATTAGTAGACACAGCTGTTTCAACATTGTTGGCTTTAAGTTCTTCTGCCAGAGCAGCTACAGGTATTTATTTTCGACCTGGAGTAGTCAATGGACCTACTTTTTCAGTAACTGAACAGTCTCCACACATGATGGGACGGATTGATGCTGGCTTTATTGCCGAAGATCACGGTTAGATGTTTTGCTGGTAGCACGCTAAGCTGTATGTGTCCGGGTTTCGCCCGTAAGTCCACCATTCTCCGCATTACGAATGGCTACCGTCCTTTCGGGCACCTCTGGAGCCCTCTACTACAAACCCGCTGGTACATCTGGCACCTTCAAGGCTGCTGATGTCACTAATGCCAGCGACACCATCAAGGTTGGAACGTTTCTGAACTTCAAGGTAGACGACAAAGTTTCGTTTACTGCTGGTGGCGGCACCTTGCCTGGTGGCCTGTCTGAAGGAACTCCTGTTTTTATCAAGACGTACACAGCAGCTACTGGAGCAGCCACTTTTAGTGCAACTGCTGGTGGTTCAGTGTTGGCTTTAAGCAGTGACGGTACTGACGGCACTAGCGATTTCACAATTAAGTACACCGAATTTCAGTCGGTTGCAAACGTGAGGTCTTGGTCGTTTGAGGTAACTCGTGAAGAAATCGATGTAACCAGCATCGGTGGAACACTGGGTCAAACCGCTCCATTCCGTACTTTTATTTCAGGCTTTGCCGATGGTACGGGTTCTGCGGAAGTGTATTTCACTGACGATGACACTGGCATTTCTGCTCGTCTGATTGAAGACGTTACGCAGCGCAACCAAGTCGGTGCAACCTTCAAGCTGTATATGGACACTGTGCTGTCTTCTGGAACGCCAGACGACACCAAGAGTCGTTCAATTGAGCTTGAAGCGGTATTGACTTCTGCTAGTTATTCAGTCACTCCTGACGATGCTCAGGCTGTGTCGATTAACTTCCGTCCAACAACAGCACCGTCTTTCGACTTTGCTAAGAGCTAATAGTCGATTGTGGTGTAGGCTTATTTCAAGCCACGATTTTTGGTGATCGCGCGAATTAAGGCTCGCGTCCACCAATGCCCCCGGTTTTTCCGAGGGTCCGACCCCCTTAAGTGACAGATGAGTGGCAACGATAAAAGACCCCTGGCATTGTCGGGGGTCTTTTTAGTGCTATTCTAGTAAAACAATCAGTTGTAACTCATGGCATTACGCGCCATTGATCGTCTCAAAAAAGCTGCAAATTTAGATGCAACCAAGAAAGTAATCACCCTTTCAGATGGAAGCGAATTTGAGATGTGGGTGACGCCATTGACGATGGCAGAGCGTGAACGCGCTCAAAAACGCGCTGGGTCGGATGATGCCAATGCATTTGCGCTGCAGTTGCTGATTAGTAAAGCTCAGGACGATGCTGGTAAGGCACTGTTTATCGCTGGAGAAATCGACGTTTTGAAAAATGAAGTCAAGGATAAGGATCTGCAGGCTTTGATGCTGGCTATTTTGACTGACGATGAAGAAGAGGCAATCGACCCAAAATCTTAGGAGCCGAGCTTCGGAAGGATAATTGGCTCATGCTGCAGTTTGGCGTTGCCAAAGAGCTTGGCATGAGCTTATCGAAGCTACGGTCAACGATGACAGCAGAAGAGCTTGTGGGTTGGAGCGCATATTTTAAAATTTTGAACGAGGACCAAGAGGAGGAAATGCGTAAAGCTCGCCGTCGCAGGTAGAATGTGATCAGTTTTTGCGGACGGTCGTGGCTTATCAAAGCGAGATCGAGCTGCGCGTAAAAGTTTTAGATAAAGAGCTTAGAGACTTAGAGGGTCGGATTCAAAAAATAACAAATCCATTTAGCGCTTCTGGTGCTCGCGCAGGAGGGCGTGGAACACTTGCTGCAAAAGCAGCAGGTGTACGTGCGCAAAAAGCAGAGGCTAATTTAATCAAGCAATCTATAGAAGACTTAGATCGTCTTCGCGAAGCGAAGGCCCAAAAAACACAACAAACAAATTTAAAACGTGTTCGTTTTTTGCGAGATCAACGAATCAAAGCTGCGCGTGATGTAGCCAATGCAGAAAAAAAGCTTCGTGCAGAAAATTTCAAGGCAGAGAAAAAGGCTGTTGCAGAGCGTCAGAAATTAGAAAAAGCTGCTGCTACAAGACGATCTAAGAGGGCTCAAGGTATTGCCACTGGCTTTGGTTTTCCGCTGTTATTTGGCGGTGGACCACTGCAATCATTAGCTGGTGGTATCGGTGGAGCGTTTGGAGGTCTTGGCGGGTCGATTGCTGCGTCTGCAATTGTTTCTCAACTTGAAGGCTTCGCTCAAGCAGCGACTGAAACTGGCCAAGCGCTTAATTCTACGGGTGGTGCGCTTGATTTAATGCGTGAAAAATCGCTTTTTTCAAGTAAGGCAGTAGAAGAGCAGTCCGCTGTTTTAGAAGAGCAAGGAAAAGTTGCCGAGTTATCTGCGTTGTTGACTGGTGAGCTAGTCGACAAGATTGGCAACAGTGGTGTTGAGGCTTTGCAAAGCTTAGGCACTGAAACAGATGAAACAACACGTCTTTGGGCAGAGCTAACGCTCCAATTGCAAGCTCTTATTGCTGGGCCACTTCAAGGATTTTTGAGCCTTGTTAATGATTTTCTTGGGGGAATTACAAGTAGGGGTCGGTTAAGAGCTTTGCGAGAGGACTTAAAGGGGACTCAAGCTGGCAAAGAATTAGAAGCTAGGATTGAAGAAATTGCGCCATCAACGAAAATACTTAGGCAGGGTCAAGTAGATACCAGGCCGGGAGTGCCTACAAGCGATCAAGTAAAACAGCTTTTAACAGAGTTTACGCCTGCCCGTCCCGTTACGGCCACTATTCCTATTACGGCTGCAGATACTCGACGATTTGCTGTTAAGGGTCAAAAAGATACTGCAGGTGCAAAAGCAGCACGCGACGAAGAGCGTCTGCGGCAAAGGCTTGCAGCACTTGAATTGGAGCGGCAAAAAATTATTGAGATCTCTCGATTTAAAGATAAGATCACAGCAGCTGAAGCCGCTAATGATTCGCAACTTGCTATTCGTTTGCAAGGCGAGCAGAAGAAAGCTGAGATTGAAAGTAAGCGTTTAAAAGATCTTGTAAAGGCTACAGATCAACGTGAAATTGAAGCGATTAACATTAAGGCAGCGACTGAGCAGTTAGCGCAAACACGAGAAATTGAACGACAGCTTGGCGAAGATCAGCGTAAACGCCAAGAGCTTTTTGAAGACACAATTGAAGGTCTTAAGCATCAGCTTAAGATGGCAGAGGCCACCAGTCAGGCAGAGCGCGATCGCTTGAAGATTGCGAGAGAGCTGAAAAAGCTTGATGACAAAGATTTTTCACCCGATCAGCTGGATCAGGCTGGTGGCATCATGAAGCGTTTGGCTGTAGCACAACAGCCTTTGAATGCGTTTATTCGCAAAGCAACTGAAGATCTAATTAACCTGCAGCAAACTGCAGTTGAGGTTTCGCAGGGTATCGGCAACGCTATCGGCAATTCTTTAACAAGCGGTCTGCAAAGCCTTGTCACTGGAGCGAAAAGCGTCAAGGAAGTTTTTGCTGACATGCTGAAGAGTGTGGCTGATGTTTTGCTTAAAACTGCTGCAGAAATGATCGCTACATACATTGCGATTGGCATCGCTAAAGCGTTTGCTGGATTAGGTGGTGGTGGAGGAGGTGGTGGTGGCTTAGGTGGATTTGAAGGGACGTTTGGCACGTCACTTCAGACCACTGGATTTTTTGCCGAAGGTGGTTTTGTTGATCGTCCAACCAACGCTCTTATCGGCGAAGGAGGAGAGCCTGAATACGTTATTCCAGAGTCCAAAATGCGTGAAAGCATGGCGCGGTACTCGCAAGGCAATCGTGGAGCATCTGTTATTGCAGATAGCGGGGATAGCGAGACCTCAAGTGGCGGTGGAACGGCAGTTGCCACTCCAATTGATGTTCGTTACAGCGTTGAACGGATCAATAGCGTTGATTACGTCACTGCTGATCAGTTCCAGCGTGGAATGCAAAGTGCTGCAGCACAGGGTGCAAAACAGGGTGAGCAAAGTACGCTGAAGCGACTGCAAATGAGCGGTAGCACTCGTCGGAGGTTAGGACTATGAGTCAGTATTACTTCGGACATGCTCTAAGGATTCAAGAAAACGTTAATGGGGCGGTAACGACTACCTATCAGTTTCAAAATTTTAAAATTAGACAGAATTTTACTTATACCGGATCGGATGGAGTTAGTCGATCGTATGACTTTGCGCCTTTTGGGTTTTCAGGCGTCACTGTTAATAGATCGGGCGACGGGCTTGAAGCGACTCTTGTTTTTCCAAACAACAGCATTACGCGCTCATGGGCTGTAGATGCGATTGAGTTGAATTATGTGATGGAGGTTGATGTCTTGATTACTGATGAAAGCGCAGAGGAGTCAACCTTTATGACTGTGCATAACTACGCAGGCCAAGTCGTGGGCGGCCAGTGGGATAACACGTCCTTAAATATGCAGCTAGGCACTGTTTTGGATGCTGTTGGAACTGATGTGCCTAGGAGGTCACTGACGCGCCAGCTTGTAGGGAACTTGCC